GATTGATTTTCAAGTCCAGAAATCCTTGTATTGGTTTTAGAAATTTCATGCGTGAGTTTCGTGGCCTCCGAGGTTAATTTTTTAAAAGTTTGCTCTCGATCTTCTTCGAGTTTGATGGCAGACTCCAGTTCTTCGTAACCCTTTTTGAGTTCTTTTGCCTTCGATTCTGCCTCGTTAATTTTATTTAACCGAAACGATTCTTCTATAGATTGCGTACATGTAGGGCATGTTACATTATCACTAAAGAACTTATGTTCCTTGGTAATGTTCGATACTTTATTAGATAATTTGCCTTTTAAGTTACCTAATTTTCGTAACTTTTTGTTAGAATTTGCAAACGATTCCATGTCATCATTGATACCTTTTAATTTTTTATCAGTTTCTTCAATGATTTGACGATGAGTTCCAATACCAACAAATATTTTTTCTAACTTTTCTTTCTTTTTATCAATATCTTTTCGACCAGTTTCTTCCAAATCACTAATAAATGACTTCTGCATATCAATTTTTTCTTCAGTTAAGTCTTTTTTAATAGTAAGTTCTCGTATTCTTTCATTTGTAGACCTAACTCTTTCTCTCAATAACAATCCCATTGCTGAAAATATCTTGATATCTAAAATATCCTCAATTACTTCTCTACGATTTGGTGCGTTCAATTGCATAAAAGGTACAAATGATGCACTACCCAATACAACAATCTGTGTAAATGATTTATAATTTAACTTTAATACATTTTCTTCTAACCACTTCTGCTGATCGTTAACTGCAGAATTTTGATTTAGTAACTCATCATCTCTCCATATTTCAAATACGTTAGGTTTAATTCCACGAACTATCTTCCAATCAAAATTTGATGTTGTAAATTCTATTTCTACAGTGCAATCTTTTTCATTCGCAGCATTAACTAACTGAGACTTTGTAATCTTACGAAAGGGTTTATTGAACAAAGAAAAAGTAAGAGCATCTAGAACAGTGCTTTTACCTGCCCCGTTTGTTCCTACTATTAAATTAGTTTGTGCTTTTACAAAATCAATTTCAGTAAAATGGTTTCCTGTAGATAAAAAGTTACGCCATCTTATCTGTTTGAATATTATCATAATCTATTGGTGGAATTACAAAATCATCAGGTTTAATAATGACATATCTATAATTATACTTGTAACAGGCAGAAATTGCAACCTCTTCTTCAACTTCTACAACACTCATCTCTGGATAGTCCTCTGCTTCAAGTAAACCTGCATACCTTTCAGCATCATCTTCCTTTAAAAAGAGATACAATGCTCTTTCTCCATCTGGGTCTGTGACAGCATATGCTCCCTCTCCCTCTTGTCCTGATACAGTTAAAACATACATTAGTCTAGTTCGCAGGCTTGTTGGTAGACCTCCTTCATTAAGTTTTTTACAATTTCTTTACTTAAATCGAAATCTGAGTCTTCAATATATTTATTCAAAATTGTTAACGTGTCTTCACCCTCATCTTTTGAGAAATCTACTTCCTCATCATTAAGTGCAAAGTTTTCTACAACTTTAACATCGATTGCTCCAATCTTAATTATTTTATCAACAAATTTTTCAAACTGAAGTTGATTTGATTTTCTACGAACAATAACTTTTACAAATTTATCTTTGAATTTGTTTGCATTAAACAAAGTTGGATTTGTATCATCATAGTAAACTTTTTCAAATATGGTATATGTATTCTCAATAAATTCAAAATCGTAAGTTTCTGTATCAAAGATATGAAACCCTCTTCGATCATTTACATCATTCCAATATATTTCATATGGATTACCTAGATAGAAAAATTTACCATCATTTGAACGAGTATGATAGTGTCCAGAAAATACAGTTTCAAATTTATCAAAAAATGACTTAGGCATTCCATGTTCCATCACAAATCCTCGATGTGCTTGGAATCCATTTACTTCTAAATGTCCAAATGCAACTTTAGATTTTGTACGACTAATTTTAGTTTTTGTCTCTTCATAGTTATCAGCACAAATCCAAGGAATCATAAAGAAACTTGACTTACCAATCTTATAAGTATCTGGAGAAGAAATTGAAATTATATTATCATAGTCTTCTAGTAAAGATTCAACTGCATTAATTTCATTTGTATTTTTATAATACACATCATGATTCCCAACCAACTGATATATTTTGATTCCCATTTTTTGGAATCGATCATATACATTTTTCTTTGCCCAGTTTAATGCCCAGAAATCAATATTCTTTCGATTGTCAAATGCATCTCCCATATGAATGCAAGTTTTAATACCTCTCTCCTCTAACGTAGGAAAGAATATATCATCATAGAATTTTTGAAAAAAGTCATGAAAAATTTTACTACCCTTTCGAGCACCAAAGTGTGTATCCGTAATAATCGCAACTTTCATGAATACTGTTTATTTTGTATGTTTTCTTTAATTGTGTTATAATCAGATGCGTTGAAATCTCCATCAGCAGACATAACTTCTTCATATCCAGATCTTTCTATAATTTTAGCACGGATATCCATTTGTCGCTTTTCTTTTTGAATACGACGTAGAAATGCATAGTGTATGATTTGAGTAAAATAAGCAAATGGGTTTGAAGATTTTTCTGGATCAAAGTTTTTGATATACTGAACACAGTTCTCAATACCATCACAGATCATATCTTCACGAAACATATAGTTTACAAAGTTTGGTTTATATGATAGATGTGTTGCGATCTTCAAAAAACATTCTCCAAGATAATTTGTGATGCGAGGTCTGTCCTCGCCCGCTTCTTCTGCTCTTTTACATTGATTACGATAAATGACAATTGCATTTAAAAATTCCTTGTTGTTTACGTAATGTTCCGACCTTTTTCTAGTTCTAGGCATTTCATACGATCTCCGCTAGTTATGTTAATTATAACACAAAATATTAAATATTGCCAATAGGACTTGACAACGTAACGAAATATGTGTACAATAACTCTGTTAAGGGTTAAGAGACATATTAGCTATCTTTCTTATATAGTTTCTCTAAAAAAATACGAGCATCAGTTACAGTAGATAGATATCCCATATCTTTAGTAACAACTGATTCATTAGAATCTCTATCTTTATCATTCATATAACGGTTATATATACGAATTACTTCCTTATCAAATACTTCAGACATTGTAATTACTTTATCCATATCAAGTATTAATATTGTATCAGTAGCTGCTTGAACCCAAGGTATAACTTTGATTGCTCCCATACCACCATTTCTTACTATAATGTTTTCAAATATTACAGGAGTATCTAATAATAAAAGAGTGCGATCATCTTCTTCACATGAAGTTACGTTAGAAATAACCTCTTCGCCAGAAACCAATTTAATTACTGCTAAAAAATCTTGTGGTTCTTCTTTTTTATTTTTTTTCATTTCTCTCCGAGATCTATTTGGACAATTTCGTAGTTAAATTTTTCCTCGTTGTAAATTTTAATTCTTTCAATAAGATGATTCAACGTGTAATTTCTTCGTGACAAATGCGTAATATCATCCGCAATGTCATAAAGAACTGCCTGAGTCTTGCTGTCTCCTTTTCTTAAAACCCGTCCAATCGACTGAAGATTTCGTATTCTTGACTTAGAGGGAGAAGCAAAAATGACATTGTGAAGATTTTTAATGTTAATTCCTGTGGAGAAAGTTCCATAAGATGCGACTATGATTGCGTTTCTTTCGGTCTCAGTAATTTCTCTGATCCGTTCTCTTTCTTCGGCATCAACACCACCGTGTACATAAAATACCTTGCGGTCATTCTGTATGGAATTATTTATGAGTTCGTAAAGTGGTTGACCGTGTGTCTCAACTCGACTGAATAGAACAAGAGTGTTACCTTTCAAGTCTAGAACTAGATTCTTGATAAAATTATTTCTCTTTTGATGTGTGATTATATGTTGTAGTTCTTCTTCATATATTTCAAATTTTCTTGGTTTATGTTTCAGAATTAATATGTGTATCTGTAGTTTAGATAAATGACCCTTATCAATCAACTCTTTTGTCTGTGTGACTTTGTAAGAAGGCCCAAATAATCCTTCTAAGACCCATTTATGCGTCTGTGTGCCATCTAAAGTTCCAGTAAATCCAAATCTATACTTAGCAGCATCCATCTTTGTCATGATGCTTATAAGTGATTTAGACTTAAAAAGGTGTGCCTCATCACCAATCACTACCTCAAAATCTTTGAAGAATGGTCTTTTAAGTTTGTATATTGATTGCCAAGTTGTAATCGTAACAGGGTTTTCATTTGTCTTCTCTTTACCCGCATAGATTCGATGACAATAATTTTCTGCGTCCCATCCATAGTCCTGAAAATCTTTAAACATCTGTTCAACTAGAGATGTAGTTGGAACAACTAAAAGTATTTTTTTATTTTTTTCTGCATAGTATCTTACAACAGCATAGATCATTAATGATTTACCTGATGCTGTGGGTGATATTAATAACTTCCGATTATATCTGAGTGCATCATAAACTGCATCTACTTGATAGTTTCTTGGTTTATGTTTTGAGATGCGAGTCATATACTGTTTGACTCCTTCTCGACTTATAATTTCATTCTCTTCAAAAGGTGCACCATAGAATTGATTATTTTCAAACTCTAAACTATATTCTGATTTCTTTGCCCACGAAACAATTTTATCAACAAGACCACCGTATATCTCGCCAGTGGCTGGAGAATACAAACGTATCTTACCATCCCAATATTTACTGCGAT